CGTCTTTCATCGCCATCGCCAAGGCCAGATACGACAATAGAAAGGTGGTCAAGGACAATCCAAGAACAACCACAGCCACGGGCGAGATACCGAACACGGCTAACAAGATTGTCAATAGCTGTAGAGCCAAAGTGATTGTAGAGGTAACACCTACCGCTGCCAATAGTAGCAGCAAATGCTTGGCGAAGCTGTTCATCGTTTACACCTTCCCTGCTCAAGTGCAGGGGTTTATCCATATGTATCCCCATGAGGCCCAAGGCACTCCGTTTGGGGTTCTCTTCCAACATCAGCATCCCTACTGTCTCACCCTGCTGGAGAAGGTGGTAGGTCAGTTCACGGACAACACTGCTCTTGCCGATGCCAGAGCCAGCAGTGAGAGTTACGAGTTCTCCTTTGCGGAGACCTTGGGTCTTTTCGTTCAGGGCCAGCCACGGATACGGTACGGACTGTACGGTTTCTTCCTTGCTGACTTCCTCCCAAAGCTCCTGACCAGAGATGATGCCATCAGGCCGGTAGGGCTTGGCATTCCACATCGCCTGAATGATTGCCTCGGACTTACCAGCCTGGAGACATTCGTTCGGGTCCTTCATGGGCAGGCTGGCAATCTTGCACTTGCCTGGAGCGAACAGTTCAGCGCACTCCTGTGCTGCCTTCTGTCCCGGCTCATCCATGTCGAACATGAGGACGACTTCCTCAAAGCCTTCAAACCACTCTAGGGCTTTCTGGAGGCTCTTCTTGGCACCTTGGGCACCGTTGGGCACAGACACCACGGGCCACTTGTTGCCTTGAACCTGGGAGACAGTCAGGGCGTCAATCTCACCCTCGGTCACAATGACCTTCTTGCCCTTGGCCCAGAGGTTCTGACCGAATAGCGGGGGCTTGCTGGCATCCCCAATGAAGTTGAAGGACTTGTCAGCACCACGGACCTTACAGGCCACAACCTGATTGTCTCGATAATAGGGGTAGAAGTGGACCTTCTTACCCTTAAACTCCCCTACCCTTACCCCAAAGAGGCGACAGGTATCTTCGGAGATTCCTCGGGCACTCAGCCCACGAACTTCTGCTTCTTGGTATTCGCTTAGGTCGCTGCTCACGGTTCTCCTTGGTTGTGTTTCTATTTCACCGTCACCCCGTTCCCGCACATGGCATCCAAAGCAATAAGCATGGCCGTCTGTGTACCGTGCCAGATTGTCTTTGGAGCCACAGTGGGGACAGGGTTCCTTACGTAGGAACTGACTGCCTTCATCCATCAGTATTTAGCGGTCTTGAAGGACTGCCAAAGGAGGTTGCCAAACGTGTCAACGAAGGCTTCGTCTTTGTTCAGGTCTTGGTTGCCCATGGTCATGAGGATTGCATGAACAAGCTCATGGAAGTAGGTCACAGCCCGAGTGTCAGGACGGAGGTTGGGATTGATGATGATGACACCCTCGTCAAAGTGGGTTTGCCCACAGCACCCAGAGAGCTTCTGGATGGAAGGGTCCATCACAACATCGAAGGTTTGCCCCGCGAGGTCGATCTGGTTAGGGATTTTGAATTTCATTATTGATGGGCTTGTAAACTGTGTTCAGGGTCTCAAAACTTCCGTCAGGGAACCGCTGGACGATCTTAGATGTACGCACATTGTCTGAACCCCAGACCGGATGATCTGTTGTAACAACATGTGCACACTCGATGCCGTAGTAGTCTGCAAACCGCGCCTCACCGATGAAGTGGACTACAGGTTTCATGTGTTAATCAAAGCTTTCCATGATTCAGGATATATCTGGGACATCTCATCACTGATCTTCTGAGCAACCATGCGGGACTCTAACTGAGCATGGGGGTCCAGGCGCAGTCGGCACATATCGGCCCAAGCACCAAGGGTTCCTGACCAAATCCACTCAGTCATGGAGTTCTGAGGGAGAACCATGCGGGCTTGTTCTGCACAAACCCCAGCATCCAGCAGCAGCTTGTAGCTGTTCAGGGCGGTCTTCACCGACTCCTTCAGGTGATGGTAGTGAGAGAAACCGTCCTCCATGAACTGTGGCAGGAGTTCATCACTGCTGCCCTGCTTGACGTTATCAGCCTTCAGCCGTAGCCCATCAGGGATGAAGAACTCAGGCTCACTGTCCACGTAGCGGCGGGACACCTCGTTCCATGGCAGGAACTTATGCTTCACCAATTGACGGGCAACGAAAATCGGAGCCTTCACACGGAAGGAAGCAAAGCAGTGATTGAAGGGAGAGGTGTGCTTGTGTCGGGCCAGATAGCTGACGAGTTTCTTGTCCCGTTCGTTCAGGGCGAAACTCAGCATGATCCGACCGTCACCAGTAGGGGTCTTGATGATTTCTTCTTCGCTCTCCTTGTCGAAGCTGACCCGAGCAGCATTGACTACGCTCAGGTCAGTTCCGCAGTTGTCTAGGAGAGTGACTTCAATGTCAGCAACCTTCATCGGACCATGGCTTCGGACAGGGCCCCAGGTCCATCTCGCCAGTGTTAAAGTTGTAACTCTCAACGAACACCCGCTCGGTGATGTTGTAGCCATAGATGCCGCTCAGGAAGTTGCAGAACTCATACAACACAGGAGTCCACGGGTCTGCCCCATCACCAAAGTCAATTTCCTTACGGACATCCGTAGACTTCGGGTACGGGCCGTTATCCTCATGCTCGTCGAAGTAGTAAAACGTGTAGCGAGACATATTACTTCACCGCCTTCTTAGCAGTCAGGATGTAACGGACATAACGCTGACCAGTGGTCGGATGCTGGCGCTTCTCAGACTTGATCTTGTAGCCGCTGGCACGAAGCTCAGAGATACGCTTGGTCAGGCTCTGGATGGAGTAGTCAATCATTGCTTCCCGCTGGGTGATTGAGCCGGTGCGGAGCATGTGGGCAAGGATAAGTTTGTTCTGGGTCATTTTAGCCAATCGTCTGGTACTTGTTTGTCTGTGAATGGGAAGCCGTTCTTGACGCACCAATCTGCGTAAGTTGTCTTGCTGCCCTTGGAGATTTTTGTTTTGGAGTTCTGAAATACAAAGCGGATGTC